AGTTCCTTTATACATTCTAATCTCATCAAAAGAACCAGTCGTACCAGTTACACCCAATTTGTTAGATGCAATTAAGAAGTCATAGTAGTTGTTGATGTTACCTTTGAATGTAACACTATTATTTACAACTGAAGTTCCATCCACAAACAAATCATAACGACTACCACTCTTTCTAATTGCGTAGTGGTGCCAGTTATTATCACTATATGCGGTAGATGATGTTAAGTGTAGTGTAGTCAGTCCATCACTTGCTTTCCAATACACCTTACCATTTACATATGATGAATTGTGGTTGTATACACCCAACTCAACAGGATAACTTGGAGTCTTCTTGATTCTACGAGAATCCGTTAGGGTTGTGTATTCATACTGATTCTTGTTGATAAATGTGTTGTATCCATCGGTAGTGTATGATTGTGACTTTGGAAGTTTTACCCACATTGACATCGCCCAATCATCAGTCTTATTTATGTTCTTAAATTGTTCATTGTTATAAACAACTAAAGATGAAGACGCAAATGAATTAACACCATAACCACTTGCACTTACAAATCCACTTGTGTCAATTCCGTGTTTGATTGTAAGACCACTTGGTATGATTGTGTTTTGGAATGTAGAATCATCGGTAGATTTTCTAAATCTCGTATTGTATGTTCCATCTTGGAAACCAAGATAGAATATGTTTTGTTTATTTACAATATACGAAGATGATATTGCCGTGTCACGGAGTACACCAATTCCATATTCAAGTTCGGTATCAGTTAATCTAAAATTAGAATCATCCATCGATGAGTTGTCTACTACAACAACTGAACCTGGTTTGATACCATTACCAAATTTGTTTTGTGGAATTGAAAATACAGATGCGGTTGGATGTAACAATCTACGTTCATACTTGTACATAGATGAGTTTACACTTCTCCAAATAATCTTTTGAGGGATTGTATTTAACTCCGTAGTTGCGCCACCCACACCTCTTAATAGAGATGAGTCAAATACATTTTCACCACTTACCGATTTAGAAACTTCCGTTAACAATCCGTTTGGGGAGATACCTCGTAGAATAGATATTTCAAACGAAGATGAGTAGTTTACATCAGTAACTTCATATCGTTTATACGCTTTGAATGGCCGTCTCTGAATACCACCCTGAAATATCTTTTTGAATGTTTCTGCCATTTGGGTTCATTTTAGAAATCTAATTTAACCTTAATCAATACTTCGTTTGAGAACGATTTCAAGATTGGTTTAGACAATTTAGCAACGGCCAAAAGTTCGTTATCGTTATTATATAAACCAACCGCCGTGATGTATGTCTTTGGATTTCCAACAAAAGTGGCCTGTTTCATTTGACCATTTGAACCTGTAACATATGATGGATTGTTAGAGAAATTGTACTCACCATTCTTGGCTCTTACAAAGAAGAATGTAGATTTAACAGCTTCTTCGTTTCTGGCTTGGAAACCATCAGATGCGTTTGCAGCAGCAGCTCCACTCATTGCCAAATACAATCTTCTATGGTTATGTCTATCTTCGCCACCGGCCAAAGATGCAGTTACCGAACTTGCACTTCTTTCAGTATTAAATGAAGCAGATGCATCGAGTGCAGTTGCTGACATTACCAAGACGCCTTGTTGTGGGAATACCGAACCATATACAACATCGGTTGAGTATACACCATTCAACAATGAACCAGATACGATGTTGTATGAAGTTGCAGTTGAGTTACCAGTTTGGTTTACATCACCACTATCATCAATCAAACGAAGTGTTTCACCTTGAGAACCTGAAAGAACCAACTCCCAGTTTCCTGGGTCAAGTTTGTCTTTTAGTCTTGCTCTATTGAGTGTGATTGCGTATACATCACGAGATGTTACACCATTGAAGGTGAACAATCTTTGATTTGATGGAAGAAGAACTTGTTGTAATTGTGAATAGATTGCGTTTGATGGTGAGTCTTCATTTTGTCCATAAGAACCACTACCATCGGTGTGACCATATGTAACTGATAATTGTGCATAGTTTGTAGAAACCGTCGGGTCACCATTATAGATTTCGTAGTAGTATTGTTTTTGTGTAGAAGACTGATATGATGATGACCAGAATGATGTCAATTCAGATGCATTGTTTGACCACAAACCACGAGTTACACGTTCAGTACCACCCTCTACTACATCTTCAATAGTAAATGCAGTATATACTTTACCGCTACCATAATCGTATGCTCCAGCAGGAACTACTGGGGTAGCATCGTTTGCAATATCAGCTGCTTGTAATTGGGCTACACTTGCTGGAGAGGCAACTGGTGCACCACCACCCAATGACCCTAAAATTGAGCCTCCAGATGTATTTCCTGAACCTGGTGTAGGTGTGTTTGAGTTCCCGAAAGTACCACCTCCGCCGCCACTTGGGCCACCGCCGAATGGATTAAAAATTGGAGCTACTGGCATAATCTATTCCTTTAATTTAGGTTGCAACCGCTACAACGGATGCAACAGTATCAGTTAAGTAATTCACGGTTACATCAACTTCGGTTCTACCACCCGTTTCGTTACCGATAATAATAATTCTTGTGGTCAAGTTAGCACGAGAAGGTAATGTCTTCGTAGTAAATGTGAATTGATTCTTACCAACTACGGCTTCAGATTGACCGGCCGCGTAAGAAGAAACATTTATAATAGGACTAACATTACCAGGAACACCCGGATTGCCTGTAATACTACCCGCGTCCGAATTCAATAGAATTGCAGTGTATCCAAGTGTACCATTACCACCATTTCTTGTCTGAACATTGATAGTAGCAGATTGGCCACTCTCATTTAAGTTTAACGAAGTAGCAGATGCCTGAATGTATGGCAATCTTGTCGTATTTTTTGGAAGTGTTAATAGTTTGTATTTCATTGAATAGTTTTCATCGGTGATTGCTTCCAATACCGGCATATTTTCAATGATGATACCATAGTAGTCAGTACCAAGCGGATGTGCTGAATTCCATAATTCGTAATCTACCTCATCATCTGCCAATGCAAATTGAGTGATTTGGAACTTATCACGACCCTGAGCTAACAACTCTCTACCCTTCTTGGTTAGAATTGCGTCTACTGTTACTGATGAATTATCTAAAAATCCCATAGTGTTTCCTCTTTTATGTATATAAATATGGTTTTTTAATAAATTAAGTTGCTGTAATTATTCTTACTTCTAAATCTTCCGTACCCTTACCAAAATTAAACTGGTAACTGATGTTGTATACATCTGGTGATGTGTAAACAATTTGACCATTAGACTTCTTCACAAGGAACACATTTCTAATTACTTGTGGAGTTGGGGTATTAGATATAGAACCACCCAATGGGTTGGTTATCGAACTAATCGTAATCGTGTTTGAGTTGTATGACAACAATCCACTTAAACTATCAGTTCCATTTATATTCAATACATATGTTGAATTTGGAATTACTTGCAATATGTTCCAATTATATGTTCCAGTTGAAAGTGATGCATAGAAATTTGAATTTCCAAAGAATACATTACCCTTGTATAATATGTTTGGTGGTAGAATATCAGAACCTCTTGGTGGTAATATACTCGTTACTTTTGGTCTACCTTGACTCTTAATAAAAATAGAGGGTTCTCTTAACTTAGCTTCCAATGCTACACTTGATATAGGTTTACGTTTTTTCTTTTCACTAATATCAACCGAGACAAGTGACCCAATATCCATAGTCTTTGGCCTTCTACCACCCCCGGTTGGGACATCAGATTGTACATTTAGGTCGCCACCACCAGGTGTATCTTTTGTTGAGAACACAAGTTTGTTTGGACTTACCGTTGTAACTTCAATAACAGGACCACCATCTGGAGTGTCAGGTGAATCGGTTGTGATTGAGTCTGAACTGATTCTACACCCATTGTATTTAAGATTTTCCCAAGATAATCCTTGGTAGTCAGAACCCCGTGATGGTATATATGATGCTGAATTTGGTAAGTTCTTACTTGCAGATATATCCGAACTAAAGAATAGTGTGGTAATTTGTCCACCATTTTGTGAAGGTCTTGCAAGTGTAATTACACTACCAGTTGGTGAGTATTCCCAATACCCATTTGTAGTATCAAAGTAGTCACCAGAAGAACTTAACTTTGGAATAATATATTTGTATGTTGATGGTGAGTAATCATACAAGTCAATAATACCATCAAACAAATAATTTCTTCTATAAGAACCGGATGTTAGACCATAGTCGTGTTTAGTTGCGGTTATGGTTAGTGCACTCACCTTAATATTACCATCCCAAAAATGTTTGGTGTATGAAATATTAGATGGTCTACGGAATTTATTTCTTTCCAATGCAGATGGTTCAACCAAGATTCCACGGTGCCAATCTACACGAGCAGGAAGAACTTGTCTGATTTGTTCAAAGATAGACATATCGTATCTTGACAACATCGACAAAATTAAATTGATTGCGGTACGACCCGTGTATTTTTGGAAGTAGTTTTTCAACTTGAATTTCAATAATGGGTAATCCTCATTATATCTCTTATCAGGGTCACCCACCCAATCATCAGCTTCAAAATAACCTTCGGAGTTGTAGATGTCGTTGTTTACAGTATCGGTAGTTGAGAAGTATGTACCTAACAAGTTTGAGTCGTTTGGTGCGTAATCATACTCACTAACTTCAACATTCTTATTAGGATTCAATGTACCATTCAATGATGCTGACTCAATACGAATCTTATTATTCATCAAGTTCAATGCACCAACTGATGGGATGGTCTGCCACATCGCGTCTACCTCACCAACTAAATCACCTTGTGCCATATTATTGGTTGACGCAGATAGTATCAATCCACTATCGGTGGTTGTAATTTTCTGATTTGGATGAATCGAGCTAATGGAGCTAGATGTGGTAGAGAATGAACTGTCTGGGAAGATTCTGAATGGTAACTTATCAAATGCAGTTTCCATATCCAAATCGGTTGTATTATCATCAATGAAATATGCCTCACGATTCTTTGCGTGTTCTTGGACAATTTCATTAGACATAATGTCACGATAGTATCTAATCTCTTGAATACTTGCAGTTTTGTAGTTATTAACATTCAACGATGTCGTTGGGCCTGGAACCTGTAAAGTACCTGTATTGGTTGACCATACACTATTGTATGTTCCGTTTTCAGAACCAGTAATCAGTCTTGTAGCAAAGATTTCACCAAAATCATCCACCATGCCCATTTGTAGACTATTACCACTACCAGATGTCATTACAAACACACCATCCCTTCTGAACTTATACGAGAAGTAAGATGATGACATAAATGTAGTACCATTAATAGCACTACGCACTCTTGCGGTTTGGTAAGTGGTGTTGTAATCCCAAAAATAATCAACATAGTCAGAACCACTTGTCAATCGGAAAATGTGATAGTCTGCTTTAGGCATTTTACCAATCACTTCAATTGTACTTGGTCTATCGAAATTGATATCATCCCACGGAGACTGAATGTAACGAGATGGAGATGCTTGTAGTTTGTATACAAATCTATCGTGTTCAAATACATTCTTACGGGTGGAAATAGCAGGCCCTCCCCACTCTCTGATTTGTAAGAATGCTTGTGGGATACCATATGCTGCAAGTAATGCTTTGATTGACCTCGCAGTACCCTTTGTCTTGTACAAGTATGGAATATGATTTACAATTCTTCTCCAAACTTCTTTTGTGATGAAGTCACGAGATTTTGATTGTAATAATCCAGTTTGAGCAAGTGAACCACTTGAATCAGTACCCAATACATAGTTCCAAAGATTTGAATCAGAATATCCATTTGATAGTTTCCAACCAAATGTTTTAGCAACATCATTTAACAACTCTGATGACATACCATCTTCAGGATGTTCTTCTCGTTGATTAATGCTTGTGAGTGCCTTTATATAAGTCCATTGGATATCAAAGTGTTGACCAATCATATCGACAAATGTAACATACTCTGAATTCTTGTCATCATCTCTCAAATGAATAGGAATCATTTTATTTAGGGTTGTTTGATTTTGAGAATCATATAAAGAAGCAGATGCATAAACACCACTATACCACGTTTGAGCTTGAGAAGAACTATATGGATATAGTATATGTGGGAATGTTGCCGACTTTGGGTATGGTTCTATTGTATATACCGAAGAAGACCAATGTGTATAGTTTCTTGCGTTGATATCATAATATAACCACTTTTCAAAATCATCAAATCCACCAACCACCCTATCTCTACGAACAATCGATTGTGAAATGTTTGTAAGTGCTTCAGACCCACTAATAGATTGAAGTGTATCAATTCTATTATTGTAGGTTTCCATTTGCCTTACCTTGTAAACAAAGTTATCCACTCGTTCGGTTGCAGATGAGAAGTGGACATAATTTGAAAAATCTGAAAAATCGGTGTTTAGTTTTAAATTACCTAATGAACTACTAAAGTAGTGTGTGATAATTTGTTGAGATGTTTGTGAGTTTGTATCTAACAAACTATCCCACGTTTTGAATTCAGTACCCTCACCACCTCTAACAACATCCATTTCAACATTGAAGTTTGGTTGAGAGAAGTTTGTGTAATTCTTTTTTGGAATCGCAGGGAATGCAATTATTTTTTCTATAAATGAATTCGCAATACGACCATATATTGAAGTTGGGGCGTTAATTCCAATTTCATCACCCAACTCATCATACAACTTAACAATAATCTCATCGTATGAAGTTATGGTGTCATCATAGTAATTATATGTGATTGCTAGATTTTGGTTTACAAGATTAACTCGTTTGTTTGAATCAAACTCATTCATAAATGCAGTACCCAATTCACCATAACCTTCTTTGTAAACAGCCGTATTCGGAGATGTTGTCGAACCGGCGGATACTCTATAAATTGGTGGTTGATTTGGTTGATTCCAATCAGTAGCACCAACTAATTTAAGGTTACCATCGTTTGTTTCTTGTAATTCAAAAAAACGTGTTCTTAATGTTAACTGACCAACAAGTGAGGTACTTTGTCCAATAGCCGGATTGTAAACCTCAATCCATTCGGTCCACTGGCCAATCTTTAATGCGTCTGAACTCAATGGTAATAGTACCGTGGATATACCACCCAGGTTTCCAGTAGGATATGATAGTTCTTCAACTGACCTACCAACTCTCGGTCCATTGAATTTAATATTTACAATATCATATAATCTATTTTCACCAAAGTTAAGTACGAAGTCTTTTTTAGTATTTGGTGAATTAAATGTATTGAATCCTTCTAAATTATAGAGGTCGTACAATAATCCAAATTTACCAGGAGATGCAGCCGCAGGACTTGGTTGCGATGGTGTATTGTTTATAGTGTTATCAATACTTACTGAATTCAATGAAACTTCTTCACCAGATGATGCATTGATGGCCGGTGCTAATACCTGACCGGTTGTTTTTGATATTGTTTGGGGTGGAGTTCGGTTAACACCAATCTTTATCTCTTTTCTATTAGAAGAGATTTCAGTAACTCTAATATCAGAGTATCCGGCTGGATTACCCAAATACTTATGTAAGAAGTTGTAACAAATATTGTATACACCTTGATTAATTCCAACGGTTCGTAAATCCAATTCCGGTTTAACAAAGATGGTATTTGGATTTTCTTTATACGTTAAAGTTTGGTCGTAAAGTGAAGACAATAAAGATTCATCTGCATAAATATGTTTTTCTATGACAGGTTGAACCTCACCATTGCCACCGCCAAAGTTTCCTTTTAGGTCGCCAGTTTTTAACTGAACATCATCAATTTTGGCAATGAGGTTTTTGTCGAAGTCCTTGATGGTCTCACCGAACACAGGGGTAAACCCCAATACCTCACTTTTATTTTTAAATCTATCTAATGACATAATTATAATCCACCAACGCTAGAGTTACCAGATGATGTGCCACCACCAGATGAACCACCACTTGATGAACCACCACTTGATGAACCACCACTTGATGAACCAGCATATGTTGTATAACTTACTGGTGTGAAAATTCGTGTTTTTGGGCTGAGTTCTACAATGGGGATATTTGGAAACTCAAGTTCTTCAATAAAGATATCAACTTGTTTATTAAAAGTATCTTTATCAAATTTGTCTACAACAGTTCCGTTTGCTCCAAATTCAACAATACCATATTCTTGTAATGGGAATCCGTTCTCATCTACTTCTATTTCGTAGGAGACAATCTGACCTCTACCATTTCGTTTTACAGCTCTTTCTTGTATCATCTAACCACCTTAAAGTAGAAGTTATCATCAAAGTATCTTGTAGTTCCATTTTGGTCAACTCTGAATACGAATTTATAGAATCGTTCAGGTTGTAGACCATTGAACCAGAAGTTGAAGTAGTTGGATGTTGAATCACAACTCACCTTTGTATAATTAGTATCGAATGGAATAATTACTTGTTCCGTTTCAGCATCAACTACTGAATAGTATGTGGTAGTTGGTAAATATTTTACCAATGTATAATTTGATGTAGATGAGAATGTTCTGGCTGGGAATCTCTCTCTACCATAAACTCTAATCTTACCTTTAGATGATTCTTTGTATTCAGTTCCAAGATTCTTCACATACACAATCATATCATCAGTATCAAGTGCTTCTAATGAGCCAGTAACAAATGATGAATCATCCCAACGAACCTCAAGGGTTGGTGGGTAGATTGTATTGGTGTCTGAAGAGAAGAACTTGATTGAACCCAATTTACGAGTCGATGATTCATCACCATTTGTCTTCTTAATGATTAGACCATTATTTGTACGAGTACCATCTAACCATTCGTTTACATAATCGGTAACTTCCACATTTAAGTTGTCGGTGTATTTTGTAAATGATTGTTTGTAATGCACACCACTACCAAACGATGCGGTATACCAAGTACCGCCACCTTGATTAGTTACCCATTTTGCCTCATAGTAAATGTCAGTATATTCGGCTCCCGTAGGAACAAGGGTTGCATCAGTAGTTACATTTAAGTTGTCAATAGACCCTGTAAATTCACCACTACCACTACCAAATACAGTCCACCTCAAGTAGTGAGTTCCTGTTTGTTGTGAGTCAAAATAATATGTTTTTGCTATACTGGATGTTATGTTTGTATTTTGTACCAAGAGTTTACCATCAGGTTCTATAACACTAAATGTAATTACGTCATAATCCCCAACACTTGCCGTGAAACTTGCAGTATAACCAAGGCCTGTAATTACCGATAAACTTCTATTTAGTGTAGCCCCACTAAAATTTGATGATGACATTACAAGAACATTACCAATTACACTTGCGGTGGTAGATTCACCATTACGACCGGTTATGGTTTCGTTTAATGTATAGTTTGATGGTAATGGTCCATCGATGTTATATTCATCCTGAACGAGTGAACCTGAACTTACTTGTTTGTTTACATAGAAGTTATCAAATCTACCAGATACCCCATCAGTACCATCGGTGTCAAAATAAGTCCATTGTAGTTTATGTGTACCGGTTGAGTTTGGAGAAATACGAATTGATTGTGTACTATCTACAACAATGTTTTTTGCATAGATATACCCATCTTGGGTACTTCCATTTCCACTACCGTCTGGTTCATATACTCTAAAGTCAACACCATTTAGACTACCCACACTCATTTCAAAGTAGATGTTGTAGGTCGTACCAGTTTTCATATATGCGTCAAGGTTTACAGTCCCACCACCAAAGTATGATGCTGAAAATTGTAATGCACCACTTACGACATTAATAGATGGTGAAGTACCATCTGTACCAACAATAGATTGCGTTAATGTCAAATCACCAGCGGATGCTAGAAAGTCATAATATGTATCCAATCCAGGAAGTTGTGCTGGAGTTAATGCCTTTCCAACAGTTGAGTTTACAACATTCCAAGTAGAACCACTTACTCTATAAACCCAACTTGCGTCAAGTTCAGTATGGGGCGTGTCTACTTCAGACCCAACACCCTCTTCCCAAGATTCCTTTACAGGATAAACGAATAGGTCATAGTTTGATACGATACCACGATTCTCAACATTTTCCAATCTCAATCTATATTGTGGTGATGTGATATCCCCACTAACAATCGAAGATGAAATTGAAGTAAGGTCGAATTGAATTAATGCTCTACTATTACCTAATAAGGTAGTGTTGTTGGTATCGTAAAACTTACCAACTTCAAGAATTTCATCCTTGCCAGTATTTTGATTCTTACGAACTGAATCTTCGTAGATTGTCGTGTCTTTACTTGGATATATTCTATAAATCATTTTCTACCTCTTAAAATAATGTTATCACTTTACCTCTAATGTCGGCATCAGGATATTTCAATTCAAAAATAGATGGGTCTTTAGGTGGGTAGATAATACCATTCTTTGTGGCTTCTTTCATATCGTAGAAGTTGTTTGAATAGTTTCCTTCAACTTTACAAGTAATCTGAAGACCACCAATACCATCTTTATCAGGTCTGACAACACTTTGCACACCATCAACACCATCTAACAAAACATACACATCGGTCAATACGATGGGTCTACCGATTTGCATTCTGTCAATGTGGAAGTATTCTTTTAGCTTATTGATACACTTTAAAAGAACTTCATTTGAGTTGTAGTTTGGAAGAACTATGATTTCAAAATCAACCCCAAAGTTTACAATATATGCGTTCTTAATGTTTACAGCATCAGTAAGTATACGATAATAAGATAAATAGTTTTGTAGATTTTGTTTAGTGGCCGCATTTAGGTTCTTCAACTTCTTATTCGCATCATATCCTAATGTGTAGAAATTAATTGCTAATTGGTTTGCAATAGGATTATTGCCATCATCCAACTTCGTATTGATTTGCCAGTCAGGAGCAACAAATGCTTTAGCAACCGACCCAAATTGAGGTGGTAATGCGTATGCTCTCAATAAGTAATCTTCGGCGGTAACTGAACGATGTTGTGCTCTAATGTATGCAGCAGCATTGTTACGAACCTCTTCGAGTTCTTCTTCGTATTTAGCACCACCAGCAGCAGCTTCATTAGTTACAGCAACTGAATTTTTAATAACATTATACACTTCGGTAACCAACCCGATTGACTCATTCTCAAGAACTCTCGAAACTATGGTTGTTAAGTCTGAAGATGGTACATTATCTTCAACACCATTACCTACTCTATAAGTTACTGTAAGTGTTGTGTTAGCAGGAGCAACTCCATATGTTTTAGCATACATAAAGTTTGATGGGTCAATACCCTGGTCAAGGTCACCCGTTGATGGGTATAATGCCGAACCTACATTATCTGGATTAGGTAGGATTTCTTCATCAGCGTTTGATGAGATACCAGCTCCAAATTGAATATCAATTGCACCCTCATCAGTTACACGAGTCACAAATCTTTTTGGTACTCGGTTTAATTTAAGAAGAGCTGGTGTTTCAGTTGCGTATGAGGACATTGCTAATGAATAGTCCGTTGTATTAGCTACTTCTTCAAACACCGTGTCTTGACCAAGGTATTCTACTTTTGTCCACTCGTCATCATCATCATCCATAATTTTGATGACATCAATTAGACCATCATCGCTGAGTCTTATTTTGTCATAAATCTTTGGAGACCCAAAAGTAAATGTTCTTGTTTTTTCAGTACCACTAACTGCTTTTACTAATTTCTTAACAAGATAATATACCGGCTCATTTGTAGATTCATCGGTTTGATAAACCGAAACTTCCGTTGGGTCAAATGAAGATGAAAATGCAAATCTAACTTTACTGATTGTTGAGAATGTAACTTTTGTATTCGAGGTAGAACTTACAACCATTCCCTCTTTAAGGGTTAATGCGTAATCCCAATTTGGTTTTACATTATCACCACTGCCAACCGCAGGTAGTAATTGATACAATGTTAAGATTGTAGTTGCAGGTACATTTAACTTTGGAGAATATCCAAATGTTTGTGCGATATTAAATACGTTTGATTTTTCTTCAGCTTGTTCAAGAATGGATTCTCTTAACTGAACATCGGTGTAGTATGAAAGGACATCACCAACATATGATGCCATCTCCATAAACATCATACCAGGAGATGCTTCGTTGAAATCGTTATAAGTTTGTGGGAAGTAGTTTTTAGAAAAATCAATAAGATTCTTACGGATATCTCCGAAGTCTCTACCAACTAAACTTACATCTTTTTTAATTTTATCAGCCATTTATATACCTCAAAGAATTGATACACCACCCTGATTGGTTACGAGTATTGTTATATTTTCGTTTGCACCATTTTCTGTAATTTTAAACTTCATTGATATTGAAACCCTATTATAATCCTCTTCAACATTAATAAGTATGTCATCAATGATAATGTAGGGTAACCAATATTTTATGTCCGCGCGTAGATTAGAATCCAACGTGTCACCAAGGTCTGATGTTATTTGTTCAAATAATAACGAATAGACATCCGTTCCAAAGTCGGGTTGAAATGGTCGTTCTCCCTTTCGGGTTAGTATTAGATTTTTTAGATTTGATATCGACTGTTCTTCGGTTGTGTATGATGATTTAAAAATAGGAGCGCCTCCCATTGGTAGCATAACACCAATGGCGGTATTCTTTTTTAAGTCAAGAGGATTTATTTTATATTCCGGCCGGTTTCTTGCCATTATTTACCCTTCTTCGAATTGATATGTTTCATCAATCCTGAATAATCTCGTGTTAATGCGTTCACAACTGCTTGACCTGCTTCAGTTTGTTGTAGTTGCTGTGTAGACACTTGTGTACCATCAGCGGTTTGTAATACCGATGGTGTTTGTGGATTTACTCCAGCCCAAGCTTGCGCTTGTGATGCGTTAAACACACCACCCGGCCCATTAATACTTCTCCACTCACCACCTTGTGCGGTTTCATTCAAAATATCATTCAACATAGGATTACCCGTGAATGATTGTTTGGTTTGATGTGATGTTTCAAAGATGTGTTCTACATCAAGCGGGTCTCTTTCAACAACTTTTGGTTGTGATTGTTTCATCTCTTTAAGGATAGATTCACGAATGACCTTCTCACGTTTGGCCACTTCCTTCTTCACCTCTTCCTTAATAATAAGTTGAATCGCTTTAATTAGTTTCTTTGTATCCATAGTAATAAATATATTTTATCTATAATTATTGTTTCATTAATTGTAATTGAGTTTTTATTTTAGCAATAGCACCTTGTAATTGACCACCAGCGGCTTGAACCGCTGGTACAGGAGCGCCAGCAGCGGTCACGGCCGCAGTCAATTGTGGTGCTAACGAGTTTAACGCATTTACAATTGCTTCTAATTGGTTGAACATTGTATCCATATCAGCTTTCCAACCTTTAGTGGAAATATTTACTGACTTTTTACCACTAATAAGAACTGAATCTTTCTTTGAGTTTAT